TAAATACATCAAAGTCTTTTCTAGCGTTTACAACCCTTGATTGCTGTTGATTAGACATCAAAGCGCGACCCTCTCCTGCCCCTAGAAGTAAATATTGTAGTGCATCGTGTATGTGAGAGTACATATTCTTGTCAGGTTTATCCGCATATCTTTCTCCACTTACTTCCATACGCTTGTAAGCATAGCCACCTTCAAATCCCTTAATAAGCTGTTGGCATCTTCTATCCATTAAAAACGCAGGTTTACCTTCAACCATCTTGTTAAGTTGTTGCGCCACTGACTCCAAGCGGAGATCCACCGAATTGCTCGGAGCGGGAAAAGCACGTAGACCTGCACCTCTAAGTATGTGGAAAGGGGTAGATTCGTCCGTCTGCGCCCTAAAATCACCTGCTGGATCACCATATATATAGACATCGGAAGCTTCAGAAAACCTAGTAGCAATTTCATTTCTTAGAACCTCTGCAAATCTAACAATGCCCATATCAAAAGCAACAACCTCTGACTGTATTAACCATCTGTTTCTAACCTTTTGACCAATAACAGCGGCAGGAGTAAGACCAAAGTCTATTCCTATATACAAAGGAAGACCTGAAGCGACTGGTATTTCTTCTTTAGCAATATGTGTTTCGCTTGCAAACATTGGATATACTGGCTTTCCGTCCTGTATCGTGCCTAGTTTATTCATAACATAGACATCAATCCAAGACTTTGTTTTACCTTGTACTAAGTTTTCATAATAATTACTAAGCATGTTTTTTTTATTTTCTGCGTAATTACTTGGCTTATAATTCTCTACTTCACCATCTTCATTGTATATCTCTTTCATACCAGATGGTTGTGTGAAGAACTGCCAGTTGTCAGGTTTAACCAACATCTTAGCCTGTTCTCTAGGAATATGATCTGGTACTGGAACTTCTCCTGACATAATGGGCCACCAATGATCTTCTTCAGGAGCGTTAGTATCTGCAATAACTCCTGTCCAACTAGGTCCACCTTCACGCATAGAAGGAAATCTCCCAACCCTCATAGTACAAGCGTCAATAATACTCTTAGGTATCTCCCTTGCCTCGTTAATCCAGATGCCTGTTAGTTCGAGGGACAATAATTTTTTAACATCTTCTGGACGATCAAGAGCAAGGAAGATTACCTCAAGGTCTATGTCACCTTTCTTTATACGATGCGTATAAGGCACAGACCAAGTAAATCTACCCCATTCATTTTCAGGAAACCAATCAAGCCAAGTTTTTATAGTAGTTGTTCTAAGTTGTGGGTTTGTATTTCTTATGATTGCCCATCTACTTTTGCGTATTCCATCTTTACTTTTTGCTTGTGAAATAGATCTTCTAAATACCTCAACGCAACAACCAACTGATTTACCAGAACCAACAGGACCGCGTATACCGCGAAAAAAAGTATTGTCTTTCATAAACTGTTTGAGAACTTCACCATCTGGTTTGTACTTAAAGTTTATCAACGTAATCCCTTATCAACGCCAAACTTAATCATTCTTTCTACAACTTCTGGTCCAATGCTTTCAATCAACATATCGCATTGCTGATTAGTTGCTAAACCTTTTGCCTCTACACTAGCAAGATGAACTTTGCGAACTATACCGCGAAGCATATCTAAATCTTGTTGAGACAATGTACTTATAAAATTACTAGGTAACAAAATTAACTTTTTTTGCTGTTTTCTTCTGGCTGTTCATATGCTTCATTAACGTCTGGTGTAGAAGGGTCATCACCTTTTAACTGTCCGTTGGAGCGTCTGGCACGTTTAGGTTCTGCCCCTTCCACCAAGCGACGAGATTCAGAGGTTCTAGTCTTGCCGCTATATATTATTCCTGCAAGCTCATGTGTTTCACCAGTGTATAATTCACCACTTGTAAAGTACCATGCCATGTTAATAACCTCTCGACATTAAACTTTTCTTAGACTTAATAGGCTTCTTCTTTTGTTCCTGCGCTTTCTTAGCCGCAGCTATTCCCTTCTTAGTGTAGGGAAACTTCTTTCCATTAACATTAGGCATTTCTATAACTCCTTACTTTGTTAGCAATCTTCTTCGGTTGAGCCACAAACTGTTGACCCTTTGCCTTACCCTTTCGTTTGGCTCTGGTTGTAGCGCGATACTCAGCATCACTAAGAGCAGCGATAGCTTTAGAAGGTAAGTAACGTTCACCAGTTTCACTAGACTTCTTGCCAGATTTGGTTCTCCATTTCTGTTTACCCCAGTTTAGCAATGAACGTTGTGGAGCCTTCACGATTTGTAACCCCCACCTCTAGCCTTATATGTCTTAGCAAGTAACTGTGCCTTTCGAGCAGACCATTGTCCTGCCGCAGTGCCATGAGTAGCCCTCGCCTTGATTGACTGAAACAAACTCTTTCGCATTTTAGGCTTAGTGTAAACTCCTGCTTTGTTTACTGTACTCATGGGAACTTGTCTCCACTTGGATCAGGCATGTCATCTACCCTATTACTCAAGAAGTGCCATCGCTTCAAGAGTTTCTTTCTCTCAGGTGTCATCTCAATCCCACCGCTTACCTCAGTATTGCCAGTAGCAAAGTCAAATAACTTACTGAAAAAACCCTTAGGCTGTGGCTTGGGATCTATCTTCTTCTCAATGTCATCTAACTCTTTGATATACTTATCTCGCAACTTAAGCTGCACACCACGATTAACTAAACTCTGACTCTTCTTCTTCATGTCTGCCTGTTCCTTGCAACAAATGATCTAGCAGCAGCAACACTGCCAAAGCCCCACTTCTTTAAAGCCAAAGCCTTTCTAGTAGGCCGACCCTTCTCATCCTTCATCGGACCCTTCATCCCTGCAAACCTAGCAGCAAAAGAAACACGCCTCGGATTCTTCCCCTTGGGAACAGGCCTCTTTAAGTTAGCACCCTCAGTTCTCTTGAAATGCCTTCGACCTGCCTCAGTCAAACCGCCCGATGGACTCTTGTGGATCTTCCTCATTACATCGAACCTTTCTAACTAAAAAATATTTTGCAAGGTTGTTGTAAACCTTTTTGAAGAAAAATGCTAGTGAGGGACTACTGACACGTAACTACTAGCAAGTTTTGACCCCCACCCCCTCTATGACAGATCAATGGAGACTTTAATATCTCCTGCAACTTGTACTTGTGATCTATCTATCGGTTTATATCCTGCACGGTCGAGCAGATCTTTCGCAGCCTCAAGCTGTACGTACTCGCTCTTAGCTCCTGTCACCAGTCTGCGTAACTGTCCTGCGGCTACTGTAGCACTAAGTCCAAATTCCTCTCCCATCCTCTGCATCATATACTGCTGCACATGAGGGAGCTTTAACGCCTTGGACGCAGTGACTCTTCCGCTCTCGCCACTCGCATACCCAGCTTGCGTGGCTGCTTCTGTAATACTACATCCACTTGCTACGATGGTGTCTACCAAAGCGGTCTGTTTATCGGTTAGCTTTCTCTCAGTGAATTGACCCATTCAACATCCTTTTCTATGTTCTGTAAGCTTCACATTGATCCTAAGTCAAGCAAGCGTTACATCTACTATATCGAAGCAAGCATCAAAACAATCATCTAGTGTGTATTATCCATTGCTACCATTGCTAGCCCCCCTCTCCCTCTCTCCCCCCATTGATGCCAGTTTTGTCAACTGCTTGTCAATATGTGACGTAGGGTAACTATGTAAATGACGTAGCGTCCTATGGGTTGACACGTTTGGGCGTCCGAGACGGCTGTCGTGAATCGAGCCTGTAGTCTCGACCCTGTCGGGCTTCCATCCTGACGCAAGAGAAGAGAGAAGAGAGATAGAGTCTCGCTGACGCTCGACGAGGTGTAAGGGATTTGACCAACTCGAAGATCGCGTGCGGCCATCCCCGTCATGGAACAACCAGAACCTTATGTCAACACGGACGTGGTTGCGTATTGACATCAGAACCATGGCAATTCCCTGTCGTTGCTGTCCACCCCCTCACTTCGGGTCGGGCAAATTTGATAAGAAAGACATATAAACGGAGAAATCACATGTCACAATTTATACAATCTTTAATTGATAACTATACACATACAGAAGAGCTATATATTACCAAGAACAATCTTGACAGGTTCGAGACTAATGATGGTTGGCAAATCGTTAATACACTTAACTTCCACCTTGAACGTAAACTAAAGAGAGAGATTCAAGACCTTGAGTTTTGGCTACCACGTCAAGAGAGCCGAGAGGCAACAGCAAAGACTAACTGTCAGAGCGCACATGCTGCATATCGTGGAGACGAGATCAGCACAACGAACTACAAATCAAGAGCAGCTTTTTACAGAGCGCAAAAGTTTGCTACTCAACTAATGAGAACAGATCTTGCAGCTGCACAATCTGCCTATAAAGAATTGACCGGTGCATCATATACAAGCATTGAGCAGCAACCAGTTGAAGACATACCAGAAGACGTCAGAGTAATGATGGAAGAAATGGCTTCACTCATGATGGATGAATGGGAACAAAAAGCAGCCAATGAACCAGAGGTCAAAGCTAAGAAGAAAGCTTAGACATTGCAGGGAGGTCGAAAGGCCTCCCAAAAATTTCGCGCTCGCTTCGCTCGCTTTTTATACTCTTGCGGAGAGGGCTTGACTTGCTGCATACGTGCAGTTACTATCATATTGAAACCAATACAAA